TATCATTAATTCGTCTTTGAGTAATACGAGCTACTTTTTCGCAGAACCATTGGTGTGTAAAAACCCATATAACAATATTCCGTTTAACAAATCGACGCTGTATAATATGTATTTCTTCATAAAAAAATCTTCTTTTTTACTTCCTATTTTGTTTCATTACTATTTCATGGAGAATTTTAATCTGAAACGTTTCGGCGAAAAGCACGAGACACTTATCCGTGAAAAGTCGATAAAGCGTCATGTCGAAAAATCAGGCGTCAACGAACTGTATGAAGAAATAATAACCATATTACATGTCAATAGATACACAAGAAAACTCCATATCGACGACCATTTTCCGAAAGATCGATTGGTGAATATCATGAGACCATATTTGCAGCTATATTATTCATACACATGTTCTACGGATTTAGTAAAACGCGATGCTTATGAAAAGGAATTTAACGAGAAGATGATGAACTTTTATTTATACAATAAACAGTTCGGAAGAAAATATTATAAGCGAGAGATGACGACTACAAACCCATTTATTAGAAATAGAAAACATAAATATATCATTTCGTTTAACGATGACCATTTAAAATTCCATAACGCGGACGAGGAACTGCGAGATTTTAAATATAGCCATATTCACATATCTAAATTGAACGATGATGTAGACGATGACGAAGAAGAAAGCGTTACCGACGTGGATGAATAAAATGTATGTATATATAAAATGAAATTCTCTCTTAAAAAAAACCAAATAATTTCAATAACATTTATAATTGCTGTTGCTCTTATAGGGTTTGCGTTTTATTATCAAAGGACGGAAGCATTTGAAAATATGAGCAAAACGACTATTGTATCCAGTTTAGATAAACGCGCGGGGTTTTATTCCATGTTGTTCTTTACCATAAATCATTATATTTTTTGCAGGAACAATAGGATCAATTTTAGAATAAATTCAGACGACTGGTTATTTAAATCGAATAAAGGATGGACGGACTATTTCGAAGACGTTCAACTAAGATATTATAAATCCGAAGACGGTATAGAAGAAAACCTGGTTACAAACACATTGGGAAATTACACGATTTATCAATACAAAGAAGCAATCCGCGAATTTTATCGTTATAATGATAAAACGGTCGCTGAAATAGCCAAAGCAAAGAACAAGTTCAATTTAGTTAATGGAGAATATGATAGTATTTTTATAAGAAGAGGTGATAAATTGGGCGAAGAAAGCCGTGTTTTGTCAGAAGATTTATATTTGAGATTATTGGTGGAAAAGAACCCGGAATGTAAGGTGATCTTTGTGCAAACCGACGACTATAATTCTTATGTAAAGATCAGGGAATTAGTGGAAAGCAATGATCTGGGAATTAGTGTTCATACTTTATGCGATCCGGAAAGTAGTGGCGTGGTTGTTTATGGTTCTCAAAAAGGAAAATTAAACAACGCCGCACAAAACAATGAAGATAATAAAGATTATTTATCCACAGTGATTGATAAATTGAACGCATCTAAATCGGTGGAAGAAATGAATAGTGAGGAAATTTATAAACATTCTATGGATATGATTATTGGAATAGACATACTCGCAAACTCGAATGTTTGTGTTACGGATTATCAATCGAATGTATCGCGTTTCATTAAATTGACACATAAGAACCCGGAAAATGTCTATAACATTATGGATCCCAATAACGATATTGATTATTTTAAAAGTGCATTCCCTGGTCATGGGTTTGAATAATAAACAACTTTCATATCAATCTTTTTGCTTGAAATGAAATTAGCCGGAAGGTTTACCATTTTGATTTCTTAACATTGATCGCCTGGCCTGTCTTTTTCTTCGATTTCGAAGGATCATAGGTTTCGTCTTCGTCGTCTGAGCCCATTCCCTTAGAAATGTCCCAAAATTCTTTGGACCCTAAACGGAACTCAGGGTGGTCTTGTGCCTTATACCAAAATATTTGGTCAGTGAGTTTATTCGATTTGGCGTTATTATTGATGACCAAACATTCATAGTTCTCCGTAGTTTGGTCCATGACCGCACTAAACGATTCCATGGTAGGAAACATACTCGCATAGTTCTCCCAAATACGTTTACGATTAGTCATATAAGGTTCACGCAAAATAAAGACATAATCGATGTTGGTACGAAGGTTCGGTGGGATACCGAGAGGATATTGCATAGTAATAATCAACATGATCTTCCAATGACGTCCGTTCATGAAAAGAAGGCGCATCATTTTGTCACGTGTCCATGACTGATCATAAAGACAATCATCAAGAATGACAAATGCACGAGGATCGATCTGTGTGCGCTTGTATACTTCAATATCTTTATTTACTTGTTTTAAAACGGCTTTTTGACGGCGCAAAATGTTCTCAATAAGGATCGTATTATACTCTTCATGAATGAATAGTTTGGGGACATGCGCAGCATAAAAGCCGTTACCAGCTTCTGTCCCTGAAATAACAGTACCGATCGGAACATCCTGGTGATAAAATAATAAGTCGCGAACGAGATAAGACTTACCCGTGTCACGTCTGCCAATCATGACAATAACCGGTCCTTTATTTTCATCGGGCTTAAATGTGATTGAACGCATATCAAATTTTTTTAACTCTAAAGTCATTGAGTAACTGTATATTCATATTCACATATTAATTTTCTTTCAATTTATACGAAACTGCTATTGGTTTAAAATCATAGTTAAAAAATGTTTTAGGATAGCATATACATTTATACAGACTATGAATGTTAATGATACTGCTAAATTCGCGATACATTATTCGAAAACAAAGCCCTTGCAACTGAAACCTTTAGAAGAAACATATAAGCCAAAGAATGATGACGCTGAGCATAACTATAATCCGTTTCGCATTCAGAAATTACAAAATTACAATCCTATTTATTCCGAGTTTTTTGAGATGACCTCGAAAAATTATGATACGATCGGTCTAAATCATAAATATCATATTCACGATCTCGATACTATTATTCATCAAGAAACCAAGGAAAAACTAAATAAGCCAGTCTTTATCAAATATTCACCCGTGTTGGATCCTCTTAAATACATGATTGGGCGATATGATATGACTGATAATAAACCAACATCGTTGCCAGACATCTCATTGGATAAAGAAAAGGCGCTTCCTAAGCTCGTGGATTATAACAACGCCTCCTATGTGGATAATTTTTTCTGTTATTTGATGAGTAAAATGTTACACGCGCATAATGTCCCGCATTGTACCGATTATTACGGGTCTTTTTTGGGGGTCCAAGAGAAATTCAAGATGAACGTAGCTGACGACTTGGAATATCTCAACGCATCGAGTTTTTTTAACGATAACGTGGGCAAATTATTTGTCGTGGCCGATGGGGTGAAAGGCGACTATACCAATTTCGGTTCTCGCGGACATAAGAATAAACTGCACATTTCCTCAAGAAATCCAGATGACTTGCCAGTAATACAAATCGATAATTTAAACGATCTCACTGAACTCGAATTGGAAACATCAGATATTAACTTGGACGACACTTTGGTATATGAGAACAAAAAGAAATCAAAGCGCGCTACTAGCGAAACATCGTCCTCCTCGAATTCTTCCAATAATAGCGAAGTGAACTATAGTTCCGACGATAATTCTGATGCTGGGTCGTCTGACGGTAGCAACGGTGAAGACGAAGAAAATTATGAAACTTGTTCTGATGATGACGACGACAGATCGGAGAACTCAGGTAGTTCATTCGATGACAACATTTCGGTTTATATCAATAATTTTCCAGTGCAATTAATATGCTTAGAGAAATGCGACGGTACAATGGACGAGCTCTTTATTAAAAACAAAATTACCACAGAAACTGCGTCGAGCATGTTGATACAAGTCATTTTTACGCTTCTTATTTTACAAAAGAGTTTCCATTTTACTCATAACGATCTCCATACGAATAATATTATGTTTGTGAAGACTACGCAGGAATTCTTGTATTATAAATTCAATAACAAATATTATAAGGTTCCTACGCATGGTAAGATATTCAAGATTATTGATTTTGGTAGAAGCATTTATCGCTTTCAAGGCAAGCAATTTTGTAGTGATAGTTTTGCACCGGGAGGAGATGCTGCGTCTCAATACAATTTTGAGCCGTTCATGAATAATAAAAAGCCCAGACTGGAACCGAATTATAGTTTTGATTTATCGCGTTTGGGAACATCGATCTATGATTTTGTCATTGACGAAGATAACCCGGGAAAAATGAACGCGCTACAAGAAACGATACATCGTTGGTGCAGTGACGACAATGGTAAAAATTTGTTGTACAAAAAGAATGGCGAGGAGCGTTATCCCAATTTCAAGCTTTATAAGATGATTGTGAGAACCGTTCATAAACATACGCCCGAAAATCAATTGAAATATGAGTATTTTAACCAATATGAAGCGAAGGGACCCGTCGATAAATCGAGTGTTATTGATATTGATGCTCTGCCCACGTATGCCTAGCAGGTTCCCTGCAAGGAACTTAATTACCGATGAGCGATTCCATATTGTGGCGTTGATCAATTATATTCGGATACATCATCATTAATTTCAACTTATCATAAATACCAGCAAACTGTATTTTCTGATCGATTTGCTGATCCATATATTTTGTTGCTTCTAATATACGGTCGATGTTTTTATTATTTATCAATATTCCTACTGTGCCGAATAAATAATTATTCTTATCGAAATAGTAGATGTTATCTTTCAATGGTTCTCCGTGGTTTTTCTCGATCGTCGCATGTTTATTA